AGCGTATCAAAACGTATTATAACAATACGAAGAATGCAATTAAATTACAAACGACATTTCGTAGATGGCTGGCCATACAATTGATGAGATTGCGCGGGCCCGCATTAAAGGCGCGAAGTGAATGTTTAAACGGAACGGATTTTTCCACATTAGAGCCGATCAACGAAATACCCGTAAGCAAGTTTTATAGTTACGCCGACACGACCAACAAGGTTATATATGGGTTTGACATAACGTCATTAATTGAGCTAATGCGCCAAAATACGACATTTCAAAATCCATATAACAGAGAAGCGTTTAATGCCAAGATAAAAACCGACATTCTAACCTTGTATAGAACAAGTTTTATGTTAGTGCCGAATTTTAAAGCGGAAAATCAGCCATATCGCGGCGCTTTTACCGACAATTTGAGTCGCCTGAATCGTGACCGCAATGCACGCATTGCATTGCGAGTCTATAACCCCCGAATTAACCCAATTTTAACAGAAACAATGTTTAATCAATATGATAGTATAACGCAGAGACGAAATCAGCCGATTGCTAGTCGAATCGCCCAATTATTCATAGCGATTGATAGATTAGGAAATTACACAAACGGCGATTGGTTTGCCAACCTAGATTTGCGGAGTTACATTCGCCTATATAGGTACTTATATGATATATGGTATGTGCGCAGCGGTCTATCTTATGAAACGCGGTCTCTGATATCCCCATACAGTTGTCCGTTCGAGGGAATATTTACGGGGCGTACGCTTTATTCGGAAGTAACGTACCCACAGATGCAAACGGCGTGTGTGATCGTGTTTGAAAATTTAGTATATAGCGGCGTATCAGACGAATATAAAACGCTAGGGGCATTTTATGCAATGTCCGCTTTAACGTTGGTGTCACCAGAAGCAAGACATTCAATGCCGTGGTTATACGAGGCAGTGATGTAGTTAAAAATCGTGTATATTTGTCGTGAAAATACTAAAATATAAAATAATGGATGGGAACATTAGGATAGTCGGTAAGAGAATAATATATAATAATATATTATGCTGTAAACTACTTAAAAGATACGGGTTATAGTAGTATATAATCAGATGGTTAGAACTGCTACTACTCCTACGACTGCTACTGCTGCCCCCGCTACTGCCCCCGTTGCCGAGAAGGCAACCAAGCCCCGCACAAAGAAGGTTGCTGCCGAGGCGGCCGCCGCTCCTGCCCCCGCCCCTGTGCCTGCCCCTACCCCCGCTCCTGAGCCCGTGGTTGAGGCTGCTGCCGATGCATCCGATCCCTCTGCTGCTCTTGCCGCCAAGCTCTCCGAGTTCAGCGCAAAGCTCCAGCAGATGGTTGGTCTCTTCTCCACCGTGAAGAATGATTTCAAGACCCTTGAGAAGGCCGTGTCTCGCGAGATGAAGGTTGCCCAGAAGGCCTCCTCCAAGAAGCGCCGCAACACTGGCAACCGCAAGCCCTCTGGCTTCATCAAGCCCACTCGCATCAGTGACGAGCTTGCTGGTTTCCTCGGCAAGACCGTTGGCACTGAGATGGCCAGAACCGAGGTGAGCAAGGAGATCAACGCCTACATCCACGCCCACAGCTTGCAGGACAAGAGCAACGGACGTATCATCCACGCCGATGCCAAGCTTTCCAAGCTGCTCAAGTTGCAGAAGGAGGACGAGTTGACTTACTTCAACCTCCAGCGCTATATGAAGCACCACTTCCACAAGGTTGATGCATCTGCATAAACCAAATAAACACAAAATATAAAAAGAGAATGAAATAACCCCCCAAAAGCAACTAAAAATGAGAATGAAACAAAAGACGAACGCCAACTAAAAATTAAACGAACTAAAACAAAAATTCATAAGTTAATCGCTAATAAATTGAAATACTTATTATTTCGCCAGACACAAAATAAATGTGTAGTGAAATAATTAGCCGACAAACCATATAAACATATTATATTAATTAATTTATAATATGTCGCAGGAAGAATCTAGTCCGCCATCCCCATTTCAAGACAGAGTAACCGAATACTTGTCTAAAAACAAGGTATGTTTATACATTTTGACGCCGCATTACGGTGGAATGTGTCACGTAACCTATATGAATTCCCTTATTTCTACCATTAGTAGAATGAAGGAGGTCGGTGTAGATTTGCACCTAGAATTCTGCAACAATGACAGTTTGGTGTCGCGCGCGCGCAACAATTTAGTGGCAAAGGCAATGACAAACCCAAATATGACTCATATGGTATTCATTGATAACGACATAACTTGGGACCCAGATTCCATTTTGAAATTGTTAATTGCAGAGAAGCCAGTCGTTGGTGGAATTTACCCACTAAAACATTATAACTGGGAAAAACTAGTAAGCACTAACCCAGAAAATCCAAATGTTGTGCAAAACTGGATCGATCGTAAAAACCAATCCATGTTTCGAGATGCAATTCAGGACGTTGATTTGGTTCATCATCGAATGTTGTCGTATAACCTGAATCTAAGTACAAACACACTTCAAATTGAAAACAATCTGACCGCAGTCAGACACATTGCTACTGGATTTATGATGATAAAGCGCAAGGCAATCGAGAAGATGCAGCAGGCGTTCCCATCTACAAAGTATGTGGATGATGTAGGGTTTTTATCATCAAAGGAAAGTGAGCAGGCATTCGCCCTATTTGATTGTGGCGTAGAAGAGGGGCACTATTTCTCGGAAGATTGGTTGTTTTGTCATAGATGGACAAAGATGGGCGGAACAATCCACGTGGATGTGACCATTAATCTTAATCATACTGGTCCAGTAGACTATCGCGGATGTTACTTGGCATCAGTAATCTAGTAGAATCGGTTTATATTGCGTATTCTCATCGATATAAAATGTCATTGTTGTGTATATAATGACTTGTGAAAAGCAACAAACAAAGAAATACAAATTAAGGAACTCTCCGCCTTATTCTGCAATGGATTGTAAAGGAAAAACAATGAAGGGAAAAGACGGGACATACATATCAAAACCCGATAAAAATAACACATATAAATGGGTAAAACAGAGTTCGGCCAAGAATTCTACGAAAAAAAATTTAGAAAGTATTAAGCCAAAGCACAAATATGAGATTGTGGATAACGGATCAATTCCGTATGTTGTAAAGGATTATGGCAAACGCGTGGAAGTATATTCCAATAAATATGATGAAACCGCAAATAATGAGGTAATTCAAGGAAAAATATTGGACGTTCCGTATAAGAAAATATTCGTGGGGGACAATGAATTGAATTTGAAAGGTTATGAAAAGCGCGGCAAGAGACGCGGAAATTCAATTCTATTGCAAAATACGAACGGCAAATATACCTACATTGGAGACAAAATAAGTGAATTTTCGGCAAAAGAAGGTGATGTCATCAAAGAATATTACTCGCCAATAGGAAACAGCGACGTCCCTTATCCTTACGCAGTCGGCGAAAAATTCACATACTTGTTGGTGGACGAATTATTGTATGTGAATAATGATTTGCTGGATTTAACAAAGGATGTAAATGAACAGTATTATCTATTTTCAGTTCCCAGAGAAGAATTAAAAACAAGAGAGAAAATTGTCGGGAAACCGCTTTCCTCAAAAACGTTATTTAAACGGTTCGCGTTATACCGATAAAAAATATTTCCATAATAATCATTTGTTATAGAAATATAAACCCCTCGTCTTTCATTAGATTGCGCATAGCATCTATGTCGCGAACAGCATTTTCATTCAGTTTAAGATTCATATTGTCGTATTCCGTTTCACGTCGACCTTGAAATAACCTATATACCCGCATTAACCCACTATAATCCGCAATGTAATTTGTATTTTTTAGCAACCATATATAAAATCCCAACCTGGGGAAATTGTTGTCCAGTTTGTATTTACAGTACTCTTCGTACAAATGAAGAGTTTCATATAGAGATGTATTCGTATTTGCATTATAATCGGTGCCAGACAGCATAATAATTTCGCGAAATTCCGTTTCGGACATACCCAGGTCAGTTAATATGGACTGCGTATCATATAACATAACCGTTTGGTTCATCAAACTTAAATTCCGAATAACATACGGACATTTATATAAGAACATATCCATGTCATCGCTTACACATCCCCACGCTTTACCTGACGATACAAAATATGCGCACAGGTCGTCTGCTTCGCCAGGTGCATCATAATATGTTACACAATATGCATCCATAAGCTTTTTTACTTTCACAACATCTTCGTCATATACACGAACGCATTGGCGTTTTAGTGTATCTAGTTCAGCTGTCATTTTAGTTCGGTCACCTTGACCTGTTTCTATTTCTGATTGTAGTTTCAAATACTTTTCATATGCAGCACGTTTATCCAAATAACGTTGTCGTAACAATTCTCGTTTTTCAGGCGGCGGTTTTCCATCAAATATAAATATAGGAACGATATTGTGTTGAAGCATAAGCGATATAAACAAATACATATTTTCCAGCAACGCGTCTTCGTTAATAAATTGATATAAATAAATACTCGTGTCAATAACCAACGTTTTTCCCGTCATTACATTCAAATTCACTTTCTGTATAGACGTTTTGCTGCATTTGTCGTGCAAATAACGGTTTAGATTTTTTATTCCCATATACTATTGATATTGTTTATTGCACTTAATAAAACGGCAGGGCACAATTCAATTTTTCTAACGAGCAAACGATATAATAATCTCTGCGTATTAGATATACTACACAAATGACCTCGGCGTACACTGGTCTGAACGAGTTTTTATCAGATAATATATTCAAAACGCATATAATACAGAATGATCAGATGAACTTATCGGCGAGAAGTCGCAATTTTATGGGGAAAATATTTAACAATATAAGACGAGCAGAGAGAACCTACCAACCCGAGAAAATGCAGGCCACTGTATTATACGTATCAAGAGATGGACTGCCGCGAGGAACATCGTACTCCTATTGTCCAAAACCAATTCGGGATGAAATAGAACAAACGTCAAAAACGGGGTTCCAATATACATTTCAAATAGGCCGCCGCACATTCAATGTTACATTAGTTAGTTCTTCGGCCAAACCAGAAGCAGTCCGCCAATATATGAACAAATCAATCAAGCGCATCTATATGTGGTTACACGTTGCATCGCAATATGCCAACGTGCAATGTTCTGAACAAATGAATATATACATTTATTTTACTTCTCTTCCAAAGCTATTGCCTGAAAAGAATGCGACTATATCCCAAGTAAATGCGAACACTGCATTTACGACATCGTGTCAAACTAGGACTGAAATCAATGTATTTCGTCAGGAAGAATGGTTTAAAACATTTATGCACGAAACGTTTCATAATATGGGGATGGATTTCTCGGCATATGACAACAATCACGTAAATGCCGAAATCTATACCATGTTTCCCGTGAAAACTGACATCCGACTGTACGAAACGTATTGTGAAATGTGGGGCGAAACGATGGCGATATTGTTTCACGTATATTATGCAGTGCGGCACAATACTGGCATAGACGACATCCATACGAAAATGCCGAATATGATACAATCCGTTGAGAATTGTTTGATGCGAGAAATGTATCATTCAATGTTTCAGGTATCAAAGATTTTATCTAATTACGAAATAACGTACGATTCATTAATCAAAAAGAACGACAAGGCAAATGCGTGCAAATACAACGAGGATACCCCCGCGCTTTCCTATTTTGTAATCAAATCAATATTGTTATTTAATATAGACTATTTTATGGTTTGGTGCGATTACAATAATCATTCTTCTTTGAATTTTACGAATTTATTAGAGAAAGATGATATGTATACCAAAATGGCAAGATATTGTGAAATAGTCCGAAAATATTACAATGATCCAATATATATAGATGCATTGAACCAAATACAACAAATGTATAAAGGAATTAAAAAATCGCATAAGAATAAGTACATATTAAACAACCTGCGTATGACAATTACTGAATATTGATGTGCCAAATCCCTAATCGTAAAAAAGAGTGTTTATTACGATTACAAAATAAGAGAATAAGATGATGGTTTATGTTTATGTTTATTTGTTATTAGAATTTATTATTTTTATACAGAAGCAGCGACCGCTACAGGTTGTAGGAGAGCAATTGCTTCCGTCAAGCGGCGAATTTCGGCATCTCGTTCGGCCATCTTTTCAGTAAGAACCTTGTTTGCAGCGACTAACTGTGACATATTCAGTTCGGTCGGGGCAACTTCGGGAATGGGCTTGTGATTAATCTTGAATGCGAAATAACCAGGAACTTTATCGCCATTCTCATTGCGTACAATGAACTTGTGAAAGTGCTTGCCGTCATAATAGCCGTGCTGGCGAGAATGCTCTTGTGTGTTCAATGTGTTACGCAAATTGGCAACTGCCGCATTATCATTCCAGTGCTCAAAATGAATGAATACAGCCTTGACGGTTCCCACATTGTCAATCTTGCGGTCGATGAAATCAATCCGAGACACCTTGCCGAGTTGCAGGTCGTTCTCAATGAATGATTGTAGATGTTTCGGCTGAAACGCGCGAATGGTGCCGTCAGGATGCAATAGCGACATACTGTTAGGGATTAGCGGAATGTATAGACTGTTCCAGTCAGATTCGGCCAATGGCAAATGTCTCAATTCGGTGACTGCGCCCGCTTCGCCGCCCGCGACTAATGCAACGCTTGGCTTTGGCATTGTCGCTTCGCGCACAGACAAATGCGTCATTTGGTCGCCATTGTCCCACTGAAAGTTTGTATTTTCAACGTGCAATCTGACACTTTGTCCGCGAAGTTGGTCGTCGTCGTTGTCGCCAATGCGAAGCAATGCATCGTACAATGTGTAAGCGACTGGCGTATTGTGCCATACTTTGAACTCAACCAATGCAGTGCGCGTCAAAATAGTTGACTTCAACTTCTGATTGTAATTTTTCTTTTCGATAATGCGAACGTTAAGTGGTTCGCCGATGCTCATAATGCTGGACACCAGTTCGGTAACTGTTTCCGACGTGGCATATCCAGCGGGCAATGCAACAATCTGCAAGCACATAGGCTGATATGGGAATAGGTCGCCGCTCACTGCGGGAGAATGGGCGACACAATGCACAACAACAGGTTCAATCTGTTGTCTGTATGCGATGTTGTTGTAGGTAGAACGTGACATTATAAATAATGATGCGAGATAATTTGCCTATAATTATTATGGAAAAAAACTTTCAATTTTTTACGGATTGCCTAGTTCTGCGCGTAACTTCATAAGTTCCGTATCAACCTCTGGTTCTTTTCCACGAATAAAATGCAATAATTTGGCACGTTTTGTTTCTAACAGGATTTGTTTTAAATCTAAATTTTGGTTAAACTTGGCAATTAATGCGACTGTCCTTTCCGTTTTATTGCGCGGGTTCTCACTTACTTCATAAAAATCTGGATCAATAATAATATTTTTATCCCGTAACACATTGTCTTTCGTCTTTCCAGTCTTGCCTCCCGCAATTCTAGCTAGACTAATATCTTTGGACATTTCGCTATCGCTATCAAGCGAGAACTTCTTATAAAAATCTGGGAAACCCTTCTTAAATTGAGAACCTAGATAATAATGTTCCACCGAATTCCAACGTTTATCGTCAACTGTAAATGGGACTAGCCAAGCATCGTCTAATTTCCTACGCCAGTCAGCCATATTGTGTAATTTATTATATTCAAATGCAGTAGTATCTGGTATATGTTCTCCTGAACCCTTGCCTGGTCTTGGTGCAGAATTGGACTGGGCATGGAACATAAAGACAATATTCGCGTCATATAGTTCATTATGTATGTAATCGTCATCGCTTTCTTGCGGTTCTCCTTCATTTGCATTTAATCCCAGTTTAAGTTTCATATTACGGAAATCTTGTATTAGATAATAGGGTCCAGCATTGCGTTCCATACATTTATTGATGATAAGCGCCTTGATGTCATACGGTACTTCCGAGAACTTGAGTATATATTTTTCCTTATAAGTGATTAATTTGTAATGACTGCCTGTGTATTCGGTCATAATATAATAATCGGGTCTAAACTGTCCCTGGCGTTCAATGTCCGCATCATTTAGCTGCCCACAGTTAATAACTGAATCGAGATCTCCTGCTCGGTAAGAAAGGCTTGACATTAGTATGATTTTAATATTTAAAGAGCGTTCAATCGTGGATATAGCCCACGTATCTGCCCAAAATCGGCTCGTCTTTACGAATGCTTTAAAATCATCCACGGTGCGGATATCTTTCATATAATCAAACTCATCGAGCAATTGTTTTGCCGCTTTCTTATCAATTATAGTTTGCTTGTATTTTTCCACAACGCTATTTGCCTCGGTTAATATTTGTTTCGTCTCGGCTTTGTCTTTACTTTTTTCGCTGCGTCCCTTTAATGTATTGCTCGTTTTCTTCAATATCTTCAATATATTTTCTAGTTCTTGGTATTGTCCGTTAAACGCATTATATAGAGAACGATATTCTTTAAATACGTTCTCGGTAACCGCATCGGATAAAATCGCCCGAAGTTTTGCCACGGTTGTTTTTTTACCGACATTTGCAAATGCATCGCGTATAACGGCAAAGAAACAATCGCCGCAACCCTCGTTGTCTACAATATCATAATTTCCGTTCTTCATAAACTTGGCGATCCACTTGTTCTTGGTCGAGACGCTATATGATTGCTTGTTTTTATCCGACATATCATTTGTTTCTTCTGGCAGCATATCAGACATTTCAAATCCAGGGATTTCTTCAAATATCCCATCTTCCAGTATCGTATCATTTATCTTGGCGACGCTCGTTTTTTTACTTTCGTCTATTTTCAATTTCATAACGTCGTCCGTTTCGTCATCCAATACAATGGTACTAGACGGTTCATCTAATACAATGACATCGTCGGAGATATTCACATCTGGCTCGTCAACGTGTGCTGCCTGCTGCGTTTGTTCCTTTTGTTCCACCGAGCTATTCTTCTTTGTTTCGGCAACCAATTTATGTAAATATTCCTTTGTGATAAAATAGAGAACCTTGCCCTTTTCTAACATTATATCGCCGTCCTCGTCCAGACTATCAATTAATTTATTGCTGGGAAACTCTGCCACACCAATTCTAGACTTAACCTCGTCATTTACCATGAGATAAATAGAAAAATAGACGACATTATGTGCAGAATAAGTATGCTTTTCTTTACCAATGCCAATTTGTATTGGTTGTCCGAATAAATTTACATCATATATAGACGACGATTGCCCCACATCTGTTTCATCCACCGTTTTGTTCTCATTGTAATTGATTTTATCGGGGTATAGCTGAGATTTCACCATAGGAGAATGTAATATAACATAACACTATATTACATTTTTATCTTATTTGCCATAGTATTCATTATGCGATACACTTGGTCATAATATCTTTCATATCCATGTACTTAAATATAATTCGGCTAGACAGCCCTGGATGGTCTTTCGCTTTATATGCAGCATATTGGTAAATATGTGTGCCGATTGAATTCCAACCAGCGTGTTCTCGTAAATATCCAAAAGCCGCCTTGATGTATACATTGAGAATTTCAATTAATTCTTCTACATAATGCATTTGCCCTTCAATGTCGGTCGCAAGTACTACTTTATCTTTTATCGTCGCAAGTATTTCTATAATGTCATCTTCCGTTATTAATTTATGATTCATCAAATTTACTAAAAACACTGAAATAGATTTTCGTTTGTCGTTTTCCTTTGTGATTTCACAATATTTATTATAATCTTTATCTGGGTCAACATAGACGATGTTGTCAAAACTATTCAAATAGGTCGTTTTAAACTGCGCAATGGGCGATTTAAGTTCAGGATGGAGATCTACTAATTTTCTATACAACTTGGCATATAACTCCGAATGTGTTTTGTTAATACAGGCCACTTCAAATATTAGACTCACAATCTTCTGAATCACGATTTCATCATCACAATCAGGATGTGCAAACGTGTCCTCAATATATTCAAACACACTTACCTGAATGGTATCATAATTTTTGATTGACAGCTTATTTAACCCTCCTTTAATGTCGGTAAACAGCTTGTCTATGCCCTCTTTCTTTGCAATGTCAGTAGTTTTAAACGGGATCTGCTTTTCCCAACCTCCATCTGAATGATTATTACCTAAACGTCCCCGTTTTACATTGGCCCTACGATTGCGGTCGTCGCCAGAATAATTATTCGGAGCATCGGCGGGAGTGGGCAGAGGGACAGTAGAAACGCCCAATTCAACACCAAGTTGTTTAATAATCTGTAACACCGTATCGGGCAACGTGTAAGTCATATTTGACGAAATTGTGGCGTAGTCTGTAACTTTATACATTGCCGTCATTTATAGTTGTGTTACTATTATATGATACCATATTTTTATATGCATTTAAGGATGCAATTAGATAAGATGTTAATTTACTAAAAAATCTATATGTTCGGGCATAAAAAAATACAATAATTACACTCAAATTGCCTGCCGTTTTTATTTGTATTGAAAGTGGAATAGATTACCATCTCGGTCGTTATGTATATTATTTTCTTTATCGTAATCATCATCGTCGCTGGTGTCGCATTCGTTGCCGCAAACCGTTTTGTCATCTGTAATGTCGTCTTCGTAATTATCGCTTTCGCTGCTGCTAATGCTAGCGCCGCCATCGTCAATTATATATTCATCGTCGCTGCCACCATCATCATCGCTATCTTCTTCTAATCTTTTAGAACAAGGATGCAAACTATGCCATAGCATTCCAATCATTCGCCAACAAGGTTCTCCCAATTTATCCAATTTATACTGTAACACGTGCCAGTTTTTTCCACATCCACCTTTTTCTATTGGAACAGTAAATTCGCGACACGTCAAATCCTGTGTCCGTTGCCAATCTTTTCCGAGTTTTTCTTCCATCTCTTCTTCTCTGAAATATTCATAATGTCGGATCATAATGTTGTCCTCAAACGCGACTCGTTTCTTAATCGTCTGCATTGTATTTCATATATTATATAATAATTGCATAATATATTTTCCAAATAAAAGCATTCAATTTTATGTTGCGGGCACTCGTTCAGTCAAAATAATTCAAATCGGACAATAGATATATTATGGAGATATATCGTAATTTGATGGTCAATTTCAAAATAACTGCCGACGTGAAAATAGATTTATCGCAAAACCCGACGACATCACAATCATCGCCATCGCCGTCCGCATTTCATATATCGCAAATCCAACAATTTAAGTTGCCGATAGAATATTTGAATTCGTCGGATATTTATTCACTATCTCCAATCGTATCAAGTGATTTAGAATTAGTTGTAACAAAATCACAACGTAGCATGTATGAGTATCTCTTCCAGCCAACTCATACATTTGGCAAACTGTTAGTTCCGTCTTGGGGGAAAACATATACGACGAACACGATATTTTTAAATGATACGAGACATATTGTTGAGAACTTTGATCAATACAATGAATGTGTAAAAACGGAGAACCCAGTAGATTGTGGTCGGATGTTTGAAGTATGGGACACGGTAAAACAAGATACATCCTTTCACGAGCGATATGGATATATGGAATGGGAAATGTTAAAGCAGTTTAACCGTTCACCGCCGTTTTTGCAATTACTGTCATTTATGAACGTCCTGTCACCCGCAGTGAGTCTGTTATTGCCCTTCATTTTTATACTTTTCCCGTTCCTATTGTTGAAAATTCAAGGCGTCCCCATTTCATTTGAGACGTATAAAGAGGTTTTAATGAACATTGCGAAGCACCACTTTATTGGTAAAACCCTCGCGAATTTACAGTCATTTAGCTGGGATAAGATTGTGTATTTGATAATTACAATGGGTTTATATGGCTTGCAAATTTACCAGAATGCAATGTCTTGTGTTCGTTATTACCGAAATATAACAAAGATTACAAACGTCGTACTTGACACTAGACAATTCGCAGAACATTCTATTCGTAGTATGGAGAACTTCCTCTTAATATCTGATAAATGTAGTTCATATAACGAGTTTTGTCAAAATGTCCGCGTTCAATGCGACCGATTGAAAGAAATACAGACGCGTCTCATCGGGGTTACTCCGTATAGACATACAATGTCGTCTTTTATGAAAAACGGTGAACTATTAACACATTTGTATCAGTTGTATGAGAACCCAGAGTATGAAGAATGTCTGCGATTTGCGATGGGATTTGAAGGATATATGGATAACATTGGCGGGGTGCATAAGAACATTAAGTCTGGCGTTGTGCATTTTGCTAATTTCAATAAAGAAAATGAATGTGAAATCCAGAAACAGTATTACCCACCGCTCATGAACGAAGAGAATGTAAAGAACGATTGTTCAATGAAGGAGAACATTATCATAACGGCACCCAATAAAGCTGGAAAAACCACGATATTGAAGACAACCGCTGTCAATATTATATTTTCACAGCAAGTTGGATGTGGGTTTTATACATCTGCAACAATCAATCCATATACACATATTCATTCCTATTTGAACATACCAGATACATCCGAACGCGATAGTTTGTTCCAAGCGGAATCACGTCGTTGCAAAGAGATTATTGATATCATTAATGAGAACCAAGATACAACAAACAGCAGACATTTCTGTATATTTGACGAATTGTATTCTGGTACAAACCCAGATGAAGCAACACAGGCAGGCAAAGCATTCTTGACATATTTGTCCAAGTATCCTAACGTTCGGTTTATGTTAACAACCCATTATGTCAAGATATGCAAACACTTCAAGAAATCTAACATTGTACGTAACTATAAAATGTTGGTTGATGTTCTCCCCGATGGAAATTTTGAATATAAATACAGAATGAAACCTGGGATATCGAAGTTGAAGGGCGGCATACGAGTATTGAAGGATATGAATTATCCAGCGGAGATACTTGCAGACTTGGCTTAAAAAATATAGGTATATTTTATAGAATGAAAGATTTTATAAAGAATATCAGTCGGTATGGAGACATGGTAGCAATACCCCTTTTTGCATTATAAACGTACTATTTTTATACAATAGAAAACAAAACAAACATAGAGTATCTGTTATATGCATTTAGTATATCGGGTGTAATATTAGATACTTTATACACGTATCAATTCTTGAACAAACAACAATAATCATATTATGACAATAAGATGTAATATGATTTATAATTATTTTTTAACAAATAACATGATTTGTTCCTGGGTTTCTCGGTGCGCAGTTACGTGCACGTTCTTGTTATACATCGGTTGCTTGCCTTTAAACGTAAAATACCTTTTGGTAATTGCATT